GTCTGGGACGCGATCGTGCGCGCGTGCGCCCGTGCGTGAAGCATGATGCTGAGCGGGGGTGGTTTCCGGGCCGTGCTGAGCACGATGCAGGGCATGATGCTGAGCACCTTACGATTCCGATACACGGAACCGGCATTTGGAGCGCGCGGCGCGGGATGGGTCGGTTGTAAACGAAAGCGGCCCCGACCGGCGCGTGGAGCCGATCGAGGCCGCGAGGGACGGCGGGATGGGGGTGCCGCCCCTAGGTCGCGGGGTGGTCCGGGGTCTTGCGAGGTCCGCAGGTGGCGGTGACGTGGGCTCCGAAGCCCCCGTCGCAGTCCTCACACCAGTAGTCGTCGTCGGGCGGATCTCCCTGAACGATGGTGTTCGAGTTCAGGTGGATCCAGGCGGTGCCCTGCACGTTCTGGGATCCGCACTCGTCGCAGGTCCACACGTCCTTGGGCTCCGCCTCCCGATTGGCGATCGAGCGCTTGCGCATGGCGGCCTG